AGGAAGGTATCAGCAATTTTTCTTACTTTTCTTCTAATATCAATGAGAAGTCTTCTCACATTTACTCTATCCAATGAAGATGCAGCCGCGAGGAGCGTCTTCTGTCCGAATATAACGGTCCCATCTGTGTCGGGGAACGAAGTAATTGGGTTGATATCAGCATCGTAAAGAGCATCAAGATTATTACGACTTAACTTAACTTGAGATTCGAGAACATCTTTCAACGCGCCTCGAGTAAATCCAGCAGGTGCGAACCATGGATAAGCAACCTTGTCATTAAGGCCAAATGCTCCAATAACCGCCACAGATGGTGGACACCTTAAGTTAGTTAAAGTAGCTGGATCCTTAATTATAACATCTGGGAAATATGCCGCTCCAAAAGAGCTGTCCATAGTCCTATTCTTAAAGTCTGCAACAGTGTTATTAACACCAATCTCTGAAGCTGAAGATGTTACAACGTTATTTAGGGTATCTCTCTCTTCAATATCCATAATATAAATTGCATCAAATCTCTCTTCAGTTTTGTCTAGCGCGTGATCAGTTACATTAGATTCTCTAATTCCTGGAACTGCAAGAATCTGAATATCTACATCACTCTTTTCAGCCATTACGTCCAAAGCTTTTCTGTAAGTACCAACCGTTGGGGCTGCAGTAGCTCCCTGATTAGTATCATCAATCTCTCTGTTACAAGCAACTGATAGCATCTTAGATTTATCATCATCAAAGAGGTTAACTCCGTTAAACCCTCCTTGGACGAAAAAGCTAAACTTAAAGTATTTCTTTGAAGCTTGCTGGCCAAAGTCTTTGGCTACGTTTAAGAACCTTCCTTGGTGGAACGTTGCATCTGATTTTTCGAGGCTAGAAGATAACTCAGCATTTCTCATATAAGTAGCTGCTTGCCACTCATTAGAATCTACTATGTCGCCAGACGACTTAGTTAATACTTGCACTCTTTCCAGAGTAAACAAGTTGTTATTAAACAAGTCTGAATCCAGCACGCAGCCGCTCTTAGTTTCAGTTCCAGTGTTTCCACCCTGCCAAGCTTTTTCAATCCCAGTACCGAAGTCCGGGAAATACTTAGTAAAAGCTCCAGCAAAAGATGCATTTAATACCGTATTTTTGTTGGGTTCTGCAATGCTATCGACCTTTTGGAACATCGCTCCCCAGTATAGATCTGGATCAGAGCGCTTTGTGGTTCCTGTTCCTCTTGCTACCGTAGTTCTTACTGGAACTGGTGGGGTTGTAATGTTTCCACCCCAGACTCCACCGGCTAAAATTCCGCCGGCAGCAGCATTTCCATCGTAAGCTACTGGATAGGATGGAGAAGAAAGAACTGTTCCGCCGTTTCCTCTTGTTGACGATCCAGAAGTTACTAAGTGGTGTGGACCTCTATATCCAGTTGGAAGAGCTGTCTTGTCCATTGTGGCATTATCCACTTCACTGTCCATTTTAACTCTTATATAAACCGATTTATTAGAATGTGCACCCTCTATAACTAGTTTTTGACTGGCAACAGACTTATCAAAATCGAAATATGCGTACATATCTCCGACTCTTCTTCCAATATAATTTTCATCATTTGGATTTAAAGTCAATCCACGGAATGACTCCAGAACTTGTGGCTCGGTATCAGTGTCGCCGAAGCCTCTTACTACTAAGTCAAACTTACCATAATCATTATCTATATTAGAGTTAGCAATATTCTCTACCGAGACCTTCCAAAGCGAGTTAGCGTAATCGCCATCATCTAAGGCATGAATCTGGAATAGATTCTTAAACTTGCCGCCGAACTTCTGAGATATAATCCAAGGAGAAAATGCGGTTCTAAATCTAGTACTAAAGTTTTCATAGTTTGGAACTCCAACGTAAGTGGCTGTTCCAGCGCTACCATTATTCCACGCAGCGTATGAAGATGTAACCATGAACACTGAAGATTCTCTATTGGCTATAGAACTACTCTGGTGATTCGCAAGAATTCCAGAGCCAGTAATAACTGCAAGAGCGGTGTCAATATCGTATCTAGCGTAAAGATAATGGCCGGCGTTTTGAATCTTCGTTGGGTCTGTGTTTAAAACAGTGGGGAAGAAGTTAGAGTTGTTGGGAGACATCGAGCACGTTATAACATTTGGATATTCTGAAGTGTGCTTGTGTCCATTTAAGATAACAACGAAGGAATAATCATTGGTGGTTTCTATATTAATAGAACCGATAGGAGCCCCGCCGTTGTATCCAGCCGCAAAATCTGCCTGAGATATCGTGCTTGCACTGTTAGCAAGAGCATAATTTCCAGAAAGAGCTGGTAAAACGCCGGAAGCTGCCATTAGCACGCCTCTAACAATCGGCTCTGCTCTCGGCGAAAGCTGAACGCCAGCAGAGCTGAAGTAATTACTACCATTTGACTCGGACATAAATGCACCGAGGAAGTAAGTTCTACCCGCTCCGCCAACTGCAGTAGCTCCACTACCTCCGTTAGATCCATAGTTAGCATAAGCATTATGGCCAAGGTAGCCATTATCTTTTACTTGCTGCGAGCCAACTATGAAGCCGGCGTTCTTTACTCCGCCAGCTGGGATTGCATTGCTGTTCGAATCAGACCCGGCTGAAGCTAGGTTTTGTTTACCATCTCCAACTCCAAGTACTCTTAAATATGTTCCAGCCTTTGCGTTTAGCATCCACTCATACATTGCAAGGGGTCCGAACTTCTCGCCATCAGTGGCTCCAAACTTAGCAACAAAATCTTGATATGTTGCAATTGTAATGGGGACGAACGCAGGTCCTTGATTGGCAGTACCAATTATTCCTGCGGGCGTTCCTTGCGGTTGTATTGCGGTCGGTCCTGAGAGGTCGATTTCCCTCGTACTTACTCCAGGACTTTTAAAGGTTAATTCAGCCATTATTTTTGCTCCTAAGTGCTCTTAACAGTATTTATTCATTACAAGAACAATACGCCACTATTTGTGACAATAAAGTCGATGGCGATGAATTCAATTGCTCTAGTGGGGACTACAACAATTCGACCGTTCATCTTATTTCCTTCGACATCTTCTTGAGTGTTATTAGTATCGTCGCATATTACAGAGAACTTTTCAATTCCAGCTTGCGATTGAATTAATGCTAATATCGGCGCTACTTGACCAACGAATCTCGCTCTAGTTGCAGCGTTATTAGGCTCGAAGAGAAGTTTGTCAGCAACCTGAACAACCAATCTCTTAACTTCTAACAGCAGTCTTCTTACATTTACTCTATCTAGCGAACTCTTAGCCATCTGCAGAGTTTTCTGCCCGAAGATTACGAATCCACCACTTGGGAAGTTTGCTATTGGATTAATTCTTGCATCATAAAGAGTATCTCTATCAGCAGACGTCAACCTAACTTGTGTGTTTGTTACCTCTCCAAGAGAGCCGCGGTTAAATCCAGCCGGGGCAAACCATGGATAAGCTACAGTGTCATTAAATGCTAGCGCTCCAAGAGTAACTACCGAAGATGGCACTAAGACATTTCTATTATTAACTGGATCGTTAATATAAACATCTGGGAAGTAAGTAGCAACATAGTTGTTGTCTATCCTAAGCCCTTCGAACTGCTCAGCAGTCTCTCTAACATCTCGCTTAGCTGGATCAGACGTGAATAATCTATTTGCGTCCTCATCATAAGCTCTCATATCCATAACATACATTGCCATTGAATATGCTTTTACTCTATCGCTAGCAAAGTCTGTAATGAATGGATCTCTAATACCTGGCACCGCCAGAAGATTAGAGTTAACTGTCATTGGATCTGTCATCATATGGACGGCTGTGCGATAAGAGAATATGCAGTTGTTCTGCTTACCCTTACCCATCATAGATCCATTGTTAGTTCCCACTAGCCCGAGGCCGCCAGTGATTTCATCACCGCCATACCCGTTTGGATCTTTAGATGCAGCTCTATCTCTCATAAGAGATATATCTTTATTCATTATGTTAAGTCCATCAAAACCACCGTAAAATGGCATAGTAAACTTGTTATAATCAGTAAATCTATTAAAGTGAATAGCGCTAGAATGAATTAGAGTAGCCATTGTAATTCGGCCGGTTCTAGTCCCATCGCTTACCGTATAATTACTTCCATTCCAAGCTCCATTTCTAATATACGCAGCTTGAACCATATGCTCACCGGCAGCGCCAGTTATATGAGTTATATGATTGCTTTGAAGCTGATTATAAAGAGCTACTCGAGCTAAAGTGAAGTGGTTATTGTTAAAGTGATTTGCTCCAGATCCACTAACTAAGTTATCAGCCTTAACGAACCCCTGGAATTTAGTGAGTGCACTTATCATTGGGTTCGGCAAAGAAGACACATTGGTATTCATTGCAGCGTTGTTAGTAGAACCTGTGAGGGGACATCTTTCAAACTTGACGCCCCAATAAAGTCTAGAATCAACTCTCTCATTCTTTCCAACATCTCCAGCGTAAGAAGGTGCAGCCCCATCTGTAAATAGATTTTGAACTTGTCCGCGGGTGCACTTGAATCTCATCGGGATCGGAGGTACAATTGAACCAGAAACTGCAGTTATTGTACCAGCGCCAGCATCAGCTGCTGAAGAACTTAGACTTAATGACATTCTAGCGTTTGAAGTTGTAGTGTGTCCATAAACGGTGCCATTCCAACTCAGCCCAGTTGCTACATCAGTCATAGTATCAGTTGTCTTAAGAACCGGAATTCCATGGAATCCGAACGGAAGAGAATCTTCAGGAACATCTGCATCATTAACCTTCTGGTTTACGACGACTCTGATCCAAACTGACTTGTTTGCATACTTGCCTGAAATTACTAATCTTTGTTCATCTGGGTCTTCAGAGTCAAAGTCAAATTTAACCTTCTTATCACCAATTTGAGCTGCGATAAATCTATCGCTAGTTGGATCTAAGTTACACTCGGGATAACTTTCAATTACCTCTTTGGCGAGGTCAGTATCGCTAAATCTTCTTACTTGTACTTCGAAAGTACCATAAAGATCATTTGGATCAGTAGATGCGCGTACATTAGCTATTGACACTTTTATCTTATCATTAGCCCAAGCACCGTCCGAGAGAGCCTCGAAGTGGAATAAATCATACTCTGTCTCGCCGTATGGTTGAGAAGTAGCCACTGGAGTACT